CATGCAAGCAATCAGAAGGTATACTTAAGACCAGCTTTGATGTTAGTATTCAGATCACTGAAGTCATACTCATTAGTAGTGACAGCAGCAACTTCACCATAAGCTGTTACCCTTTCAGTCAAAGCAGTACTAAGACCAACCTTACCAGATACTTCACCTGTTGCACCATCATTAAAGGTGACAGCAGGACCAGCCTGGATATACCAATTAGAATCCCAACCAAGTTGTGACTCATAACCTACATGAGTTTCCAAGAGACTCTGTTGATAGTCATGACCAGCAAAGCCAGTGTTAGATTCAATGTTTACATAAGGACCAGCAAGTACTGGAGTCCCGAGAGCCATCAAAGAGATAGCTGAAATAATAGTTTTCATAATAAATAATAAGTGAGTGAAGGCATTACTTATTGGCTGCTAACGCCTCCTTCCTAGCAGCCAATTATTTAGAAATTGATATCTGATTTAGATAGTTTCTCTGCAATATCTTGACGGTAAGCAGGGTCTTTATCATATCTAGAATCACTCATTGCTCTTACAAGTTCCGCTTGACTTCTAAATACATCTTTTTTATCAGGTGCAGGGTTTCCACCATGTACCATCTCACCTTCATATCCTACAGCTTCTCTATATTTAGAGAGTAACATTTGAGAGGCGAAATAAGCAGCAGGACCATCCCCTAAACCAATGACATGATCAAACATGTTACGGTCATCTTCACTTAGATTAGCCTGAGCCCATTGAGTCAGTTCATCGTAAGCTTCCGATCCTCCTACTGATTCTTTTATTGAATCTACATCTTCTTGATCAATTTGAGCACCATCTTCTTTTAAAGCTCTGTAGTCAAGAAATGCTTGAGCTACATCAACTGGATCCATCTTAGATAATTTATCTATAGTGGTATCATCATAACCTTTATCATCTTGAGATTGATTCCATAGATTTTCAAAGAAATCTTCTTCTGGTTCCTCTTTCTCCTGTTCAGGTTCAACTTGTTCTTGTTGTTCTTGTTGTTGTTCAGGTTCTACCTGATCTACTTCAGCTTCTTCTTTAGGTTCACCTAATTTCTTCTGAAGTTCAATATAAGCTTTCTCTAGATCTTCAGCATTCTTATACTTACCTGCCAGTAATTCTTCTTCTGCTTTCTGCATCTTCTCGCCAACTGCGAGTGAATCCTTCTCTTCTTCAGAGAGACCCTCTACTTCTTCAGTAGGGTTGAGTGTGAGTTGTGCCATTTGTAATTACCTTTAGTTCTCCTAGTCCAACTCTAGTTACATAAGATTCCTCTTTACCAATAGTTGGCTCACCAATTTTTTCTTTTGGTGTATATTTATTATCTTCTTTTTTAGCAGCTGGTCCTACATTGGCAGGTGTATTACCTTCAGGTTTCTTAGGTGTGTTAGCTTTAGCTTTCCTACCCATACCTGATGCCATTCCAGAACTCATTGCTGGGTTAGTTTTTGTCATAGTTATTGTGGTGGTTGTTGTTGTGCTTGCATATCTGCTCCAACTTTAGCTAGTTGACCGGCTTGTCCAGCAACAGCTTGATCCATTTGATTTTGTTGTCCTTGCTGCTGTTCTCCCTGTAGTTCTTGTTCAGACTTTACAAGGTTTAGGGTATCAATACCTTCAGCAGCAGCCAAACGTTTGATAACCTCAAGAGGTTTAACATAAGTTTGGATAGACTCTGGTCCCATTGTTTGAGCAATGGTCGTCATGTAATTAGTCAGAGCTTCTTTGTCCATACCTCTTCCAATAGAACCTAAACCAGCTATAATAGTTGGTCTAACTAATTCTTTTGGAAGCTTAGGTATTGCATTAGATTTCTGTAAAGTTGCTAGTTTCCTAGCAAGATAAGGTACTAAGAAATCAACAGTAAGTAGACTGAATAGTCCACCTAATTGTTGCTCTAGTTCCTGCTGAGTCATCCTAACTTCTTCTGCAGTAGTACGTTCTGACTGCCTAACATTAAGTTCAAGAAATGCTTCAGATATTCTTTTCTCTAAGTTTTGTATCATATCTTGTGCTGTAGCAAAATCAGCACCTTTACCTACTTGTACTACACCAATGTCATCTGGTCTACCTTGTACAATAGCTCCGTTACCAGCTGCTGCTAGCGTTTGTGCTTTAGTTGTACTTGATGGAGATACTACAAAGATTACTTTAGCAGCTGCTGCAGAACCTTCTACAATAGCCTGAGTCAATGCTTCTAAAGATCTCAAATCCCCGATGTATTCCTCAACTCTACCTCTTCCATAAGCTTCGCCATCAACTGTGTTGAACCTTAATGCAATCCAAGGATTAGTTTCTAGAGGTGCTCTACCTTCAGTCTTAGGTAACTTCTTACCATTAACTTCCTGATGCCAATTGAAATACTTACCACTCCTCTTGATATGTGTATACAATTCTACCATATCATTAGGATTAGAAGCCTCCTTATTCTTTTCAGATTTTGTATCTCCTGTTTTCTGTGGCGATACTTCCTTAGGTAATGTTATCCCTAACTGTTCTTCTAATACATCCTTATTCAATCTTTCTTTTGTTATAATTTCTATAACATTTCCAAGACCATCTCTATTACATACATACCTATTCAATGGGTATAGTTTCAATTTCTCTTTACCCATAAATACAAGAGCGTTTCCCGTTACCACTAGATGTTTCAATGCTTGATGGACTACAACTCTATCATCACTAGCAGCTATCATCTCATTGATAGTACGTTCAACTTTAGCAAATGATTGGTCAATCTCTGACTTCATTTGTTGATTAAAACCTTCAACTTCATTCAACTTCATCTCATCTAATTGAAGCTTAAAGAAACTAGTCTGCACTGGCATCAATGCCAACATCAATTTAGAAGCTAGTACATTAACACCCTTAGCACCTGAAGATTGCCATGGCTCAATCATTATCCCATGATTATGTTCATCATCGTCATCTTGTTTAATAATCCAAGGAAGAGTTAGAGCAGCTGCTCTTCTCCCAACCCATAGGTATTGATCTCTCCAAGACCGGAGAAAATCATATCTACCTTTAGCTGTTTCATTGTTTTTCATCATCTTCCTCTACATAGTTTGCTTTAGCTTTATAATAATCTGCTCTTGCTGACTTACCTTCTTCTGAGTATTTAGGTGCCTGTACAGAAGGATCTCCTTCTTTCATTTTAGTTAGTTGCTCACCATAATCTTTTATGTTACCTTCTTTACCATGAGAGTAATGTTTTTGCTCCTCTCTGTGTGCATGGAAACTTGAGTAACCTGTCTCTTCATAATGTTTTTGATCGAAACTTCTTTTAGTTGACCAGTCTTTACCTGTTGTATCTTTACCAGCCAATTTTTCCAACTTATTTTGTTCAGCTTCAAACTGTTCTCTACTAAGTTTAGTTTCATAACCACCTGTCTCATCATACAAAGCAGCTAATTCTTTATCATAATCTTTACCTAATTTCCTGTGAGTGACAGCTCTAAGCATTTCAGTGTTGACCTTTCTTTCAGCATTACCTGCTAAGTAAGTTTCCCAACCCATACGATTAAATACCCCTTTTACATTTTCTTCACCAGGTTTACCAGGCTTATCAGGTTTACCAGGCTTATCAGGTAGTTCAATTAAATCATCAGGTTTACCAGGCTTATCAGGTAGTTCAATTAAATCATTGTTAGGTTTATTTATCTCCAATTCTTCATTTAAAGTATCAGTATCCACATTAAAACCACCTGGTCTATTGCCACCTAAAATTTTCTGATTTTTAATATACAAATCTATATCATCTGTCTGTATAATAGATTCCAATTCATCAGCTAACGTACCACTATCTCCTTCTACAGTATCAGGATTCCAACCACCTCTACCATTAGAAATATATTGAGCTACTTTATTTTGAGTTTTAATTGGAAGCTCTTCATATCTAAGCTGCATACCTTCTTTTAATAAGTTATCCTGCTTAACAATATTACTTCCTTCCCATTTATTATGGTATTTTTTGGTGTAATCACCATCAATAGTCATCCAACCTTCACCGATAGGACGTTCACCTGCTGTTGCTTTTATATATTCATGTTGATACTGTTCAAATACTTCATCAGTTATTCTAGTTGGTAGATTCTCCATAGGAGTTTGATCAGTATTAGTCCATTCAACATTATTTTCAAAGTCAACACCTCCACCAGCTCTTAACTGACCCTTAGGTATTTTACCAGGTTTGTATCCCTTCAAGTTTCTTATATAATCTTTAGCTGTAAACTCAGAGATACTATTAACTTCTTTTGCAGCTTCCCATTTTAATGCTGCATCTCTTAAATTAGTAGCACTGGATCCTAAATTTCGTTCTCTCTTGACCATCTCAGCTGTTCTAACTGAAGGTGCTTTTCCTATAGCATCTAACTGAGCATCAAATTCACTAGTATCAATCACACCAATTTCTGATCTAGTTTTCGCAGCTAGATCATCATAATGAGCCTTGATACTTTCGATACCTGGTGCTATTTGAGGAGACCATTCACCCAGAGCTTCTAACTCTTTTTCATATTCCTCATTCCTATCTTGTATATTATAATCGTCATAACCTTCTCCTTCTTCTTGTTGTCCTTCCATAAGATTATCGAATCCCATACTTCTTCGGATCCAATTAGTCATCTTAACTATATCAGATGCTTCATTGAAGTTAACTCCGATAGCTTCAGATGCCATTTGAAAGAGGGGATCACTCCTGTAATGCTCATAATCTATCCCACCTCTACCAATGGTCCTACCTCTACCTGCTATAGATAAGGATTGACCTGGTAGTCTTGCAAAACTAACCCCATCTCCATACCTCATCTCATCATACATA